TCTTGCATCACAATCGGCGGATTGCCTTGCTCAAGCAATTTCCGCGCTTGTTGCAGCGCCTTTGTCGAAACTTGTTGCATTGCGGTATCATACAACAGTTTCGCCCCGTCCATTTCGTTTTTGGTAAAGTACGAAACGAATTCGTCATGATCTTCCGGCACAGTAATGTGAAACTTTTCGTTCGTAAACGTGCCGTACTTTTTCGTTTTGGTCGTTGCGGCGAGTTCGATAGTTTTCATTGAGCAGTTTCCTTTTGCGGTAAATGTTCTAAGCTTTCCCTATTTCGCGTCCGATTTCTGTACGGTTGCGACCTCCTTTCAGCATCAAAGAGTATACTACCTTTGCGGACAAAAGTCAACAGAAAAATGCGCTACCGTGGAAGAATAATTTTGGAACCTGAAATGCGATAGCACAATATTGACACACCGCAGTTCGCGCCGGAGCAAAGCTGTAGCCCACCTTCAGTGGGCTTTCAGCCGGAACAATGGCGCTCACAGAAGATTGCGTTGTGTCAATACCGTGCGGAGGCATCGCATTTCCCCCAAAATTATTCTTCACAATATCTCCGGAAAAGGTTCTGGCCGACTCGGTGAATTTGGGTAGTACCCTAGCATTTTCACTTTCTTACCGGCACGGGTGAGGTTCCATGCTTTAATCGTCAGTGCGGCGATATGATAGTTCGGTAACTTTGCGTTTTTGTGCAGGTTGCGGATAAGTGCTTCACGGAGACGATTCATCGGGTCATCGTAGGATAAATCGACACCGTATGCTAAATCATTAAAGAACGCATTGGCTTGGAGTTTATCTTTCCGCGACATGAGCCAGTGCAATGCCGAAGCAAGTGACGGTGACATAAAGCGTGAAGCTTTCCGGCCGTACTGAATACTGTCGGATATGCTCGGGTTCTTCTGTACCATTTCGAGTAGATCGGTCCGTGAGACGATGGTTTTCTCATACTGCATACTACCGGTTCTGTATCGGTAAATCCACCGACATGTTGCGGCAAGATGATTACTGTCAACGTAATCATAAAAACCGAGCATATCTCCCGGTGAACGTGCGATACCACTATCTATGGAATTGATGGAGTTTTCTGCTATGCCGCCATTTATAACGAACGTTGTAAACGGGACATTTGCACGGATGCATGCGGTCAAGCGGTGCTGTCCGTCAATGAGCCGGCCTATATAATCGAAGATAAGCGGTTCACCATTGAGTAGCCAATTTCCGGCAGACATATCGGCAGTGAGCCGGAGCAGATGTCGTTCGCGCAGCTTTCGGTTTTTTACTTTTAGCGCAAGAAGTCTTTCGGCATCCTCCGGAAAGATTTCCCATACTTCTGCGGTATTCAGTTCGTTATGCTTTTGTATCATTTTAGTGCTCCAGCCTTAAAAGTTTTAAGTATGGACATGCGCCGTCCTAAATGAACGGCGCGATTGTACGGTTAACTATTTATGGTTGTGTATTGCATTACATTTCTCCGCCTAGTTGTAGTTTTATAAGATCGAGTAAATCTACCGCTTGATCGACGGACAGTTCATTGAGCCGGAGCTGGCGAGCTTTTTTCTCCTTTGGTTTAACGGTTATACGAACCGGCTTACTAGACCGGTCAATTACGGCACGTTTTGCCGGCCATGTTGTTGTCGATGCCACGGACAATTTGTAGTAGAACATTGCGGCATGTTGTCCGTGTTTCGATTTAAGATGTTCGATGTAACAAGTGTTACAGAACTGTTGCGAACAGCATCGGTGCAGTGAGCCGGAGCATTTGTGCTGATATGAAGCGACAGAAGTAGCGCGGCGAATAATGTCCGGGTCGAGATCGGAAATGAAATCGTCGAGCATTGCGAGCAGATCAAGGTCGGTATTGTTTAGATGTTCCATTTCGGAACCTTTCATTTTATACTGTTATGGTATGTTATTCCCAATATTCCGGTGCTTCTGATTCGCAGCGAAAAGCGTAGTCTATAGATTCCGGTAGGTCGGTGTCGTAATAACAGACAACTTCACAGTACGGACCAAAATCATGATCGAACCATTTGACGGTAAGTTCTGCCCCGTCAGGTTCATAGCCGAATGTTTTGCGGAGAAGTTCGATGAAGCGAAACGCTTCTGCTCGGGCGCGATTGCGGTAGTTATCCGAACCGACTTGAACGCAATCTTCTTCGGTGGGAGATGTGCCGATTTCGAGATATTCTCTCATTGTGCGGTTCCTTTTTATGGTATTATAAACTGTTACGTTTCGGTTCATAATGGCGGAGCTAATGCCGGAGCAGCTCTGTCTTCTCCTTTCAGTTCGGAACAACGAAATTGACTGTCTGTAAGTATAGCAGACCTGTTAGAAAATTGCAAGAGAAAAATTCGTTACCGACGTTTGTTCCGATAATACTGTTTATAATATTCTCGCGCACATATTGCACATCTATAACCGTTTCTGTTTTCCGGTATATTTAAATGTCCATTTTTACAGTACTTCCGTTTTTCAGAACGTAACATTTCTTTAACTTCCATACAACCGTTACATTTACCGCTTTTATTCCGACCATATTTTGCGATAATATGCCCGTTTTTACAAATAGGTTTAGTAGCATGTAACCGTGTATGTTCTCCGTGTAACATCATTTCTAAATGCATTGGATTTACACAATGCTTATTTTCGCAGAGATGGTGAATAAAATGTTTCGGTGGAATTTCACCGTGATATAGTTCATAAGAAAACCGGTGTGCATTGCACGTATAGTTTCTGTAGCCGATACTACCGTATCCCCAAACGTCAATTTTGCCGGTCCATAACCAACAGGAGCGACCGAAATCGTTTGGAATAATTACACGGGAAAAGAACCGGTTAATTGCGGATGCTGTAAACATAATTACTCCGAACGGTTCGTCAGAGCATGAACGGTTAGAATTGCAATTAAAACTAAATGGAGAAGTATTCCTATAAGGCCGGAAAGAAAGCGGAAGATTAACGCAACGGCGAAACTGACTAAAATGAACGGCATGAGAAAAGCGAAAGCAATTATACGGGATAACATAAAGTATCTCCGAATAAAAATTCTTGGTTCCCTCCGTCGATAGCAAACTATTGACGCTCCGCTGTGGCCCGCGGGAAAAAGCTGTAACGCCCAGAGAACTGGGCGTTCCGCCGGAACAGTAGCGTGCCACGAAGATGCGTAGCGTAAATAGTTTGCGGTGCATCGACTCCGCCCAAGAATTTTTATTCCGATAAATGTTTCAACCTTAAAACTTTTAAGCATGGGGGCGAAAGGTCGGAATGAAGCGCCACAGACAGTTTTAGTGCGATAGCACCGGCTTTAGCCGGTTACGGAATCTCTCCACGATTCCATGCAAAGCAACCGTAAATGAGGATACATAGAAGGACGAGCCATTCTAAACCGTTATGAGCGAGAATTGTTGCGGTTAGTAAGGCGAAAATACATTGCGGAAGTGTTATGAAATTCATACGGTTCCTTTATGAAACAATTTTGGGGCGAAGCTCCGACCATTGACGCGGCAAATCCTGCTCTGGCCATTCTTACCGAGCGTAGCGCCACTGGCTTTTCAGTGGCGCGAAGTGCTTTTGCTCCGGCCAGAGCATTGACGTGTCAATGGAGGAAGGAGCGGAGAGGAACCAAAATTGTTTCATTCTGTATTGTATTTAATTTTTCCGCTTGTCCACATTGTTATTATTCCGTCATTTTCTAAACATTTAAGAACGGTTTCTAATTCGTATTTTTCTGCTACACCGTCTATTAAATCCGCAAGATTGCTCATGTGTACTGCTCCGTTCATTCTTATGTAATTAGCAACGGTTATCGTTAGCATATCAATCGGTGGATGTAACATGATATAGCCTTTCGGTTAAAATGTGCCTTTTCTTGCGTCCGAGTTTCGTTTGTGCCAATATTGCCGGTCAGAATGCGATAGTGATATGTCCGCGTCTACGCATATGTCACAACGGCATTGAATTTTCGGTTCTTTTAATGCGTATTCTGTTAGCAAAAGCTCACCGTCTAAATTATCGATGAGCAGTAAATGTAATGTATCTTCTATATCTTCCGTGTGCGATTGGACACATTCACGGAGGAAAATGTTCCTTTTTATTGCGTTCATATTAGCGGTTATTTCGGCATACCATTGAACGGTGTGCATTTCGTGGTCCGATGTCGGAATTGAGGATGGCGAAGATTGCATCTGTGTATACTCCGGAGTAATTGCCGGCGCTATAGTGTCGGTTTTAGTCGGTTCAGGTTTGAAACCATAACTTGTGCGGACATTTGTTTGCATAAAACGGTCATTTATTATTTGTACTGCGGCGTTTTGATCTTTAAGTAACGGAAATTGTTTGGTACTACTCTCCGCTAATAAATCGAGAATTGAGCGGACAGCTTCAGAATGAGTTTTCGGTTTTATACCATAATTTTCCTCCATCCATTGAAGTATGGATAAATATTTGCGGGCATCAACGTTCGATTGCAACATAACATTATTCGGTGATTTAGGCCGTGGCATATTTCCATTTTTCCTTTCGGTTTCATGAAGAAACTTATGTTCGTCATAGTCCATTTCAATTAAATGATCCGAATTTACACATAAACGATTGTGACAAGTGTGATGTATTACTTTTCCATAGCGAATTTCTCCGTAGATAAAAGTGTACATTAGTCGGTGAACTGGATGTACTTTCGATCGGAAATAAAACTGGCCATATCCATATCGTGTTTTTGCACCGGTCCATATCCAGCATTCATTTTCATTTTTCGGAATGAAAATGTATGATATGAAACGGTTCATTTCTTTCGGTGTAAACATTCCGATTTCTTTCTCCGAATGTTTTCGTTTTTAATACAATTTATTTTATTTCAATTTATTATTTTATTCTTTCTTTCTTTCTTTTTTTTTTTTAGAACGGAACGGCAGTACGGTATAACGACCGGAACGGAAACGTACCGAATTATAGTGTCCAACCTTAAAAGGTATTGAAGTAAACCAGAGGATAAGATAATAAAATAAAATAAATTAGATTGCAATACAAAATTCATAACTCGTTATTTTACAGTATTTTAAGTTGTACACCTATATGTTGTTTTAAGGTTGGAATATTACGGAACGTTTTTTATTCATAAAATGCTCCTGGTTTTTACGTAAAAAAAACAGCTCCAACGTTAAAACTTTTAAGGATGGAGCATGTACGGAATGAATTTATTCATAAAACGCTCCTGGTTTTTTCGTAAAAAAATAGCTCCAACCTTAAAAGTTTTAAGATTGGAGCTATACGGAACGTTATTTTTTAGGTTGAAATTCCTTCCGACTAGCTAAATTTAGTGCAAAACTTGCTCCGCGCAACATATGGATTACCGAATCCTTCATTGTACGGTGTGTTTTCAGTGTTAAAGTCAGATAATCCTTTTTCGGATAGATAAAAGAATCATGTTCTTGTTCGGTAAACGCGAAATCTGTCACGTCGGCTAATATGAGCAGACGCGAAATGATTTCGGTATGATTGCGGTGTATTGTAATTGTTTCTGTTGTCATCCAGTGTTCGGTCATATTCACCCCCGACCCCCTTCGGTTTATAATTTTATTCACTTAAAAACCGCACAAATAGCCCATGCTTAAAACTTTTAAGCATGGGCCTGATTTATACTGTTGTACGGTTGTTATTACCGGTTCATTGCGTCGGCATAGCCTTTGAAATACCATACCACATGTCGTTGACCGGATATTGTGACCCGTGAATAGTGGCCGTTTAGACCGCGTTTTACGCGACTCATTTTCACGGTTAAATGCATACGTACCGCCTTAAGAGCTAACTGTTCCGCACTATATCTGCTAGATACAATGACGGAAATTTTAGTGTTTTTGCTCCGGTTTTTATACCGTGCAATTTTGCCTAATAAATCGTCTACAGTCCGCTTTAATTCACGGTGCGTAACGTTCGGGCATGTATGCCGGTGTATTGAATCGCTATGAACACCGCAATGAATACATGGTGATTCATCCGGTTCTTCATAGGCACCATTATCCGGAATCCATTGCCGAAGCGATTCTTCGGAGATATTACTGTCAAAATCATCCGGCATATTATCCGGACAATTGTGTGTAACAGTAAAGTACACCGCACCGCACGTACTACATTGTTGAGACATGATACTTTCTCCGGTTTGTTGTTCCATCCTTAAAACTTTTAAGGATGATATGATATGATATCATACCTCTAGTAATACTTTAAGTATAATATCACGCCGAAGAACATACCGCGTCTGTGCAATTAAGCACTCGGTATATTCACTATTCAGTTTTCAGAGAACGGTGCTATTTGTTAACACAAAGCCATACCGCCACTTCACGGCTAGCACTATGGTATGGTATGCGGTGCTTTCACACCGCACTATTTATACTGTTATGCTTTTGCTCCGGCAACATTCTTTTGAACATTGCTATTTTTAGGTTTGCCATTGTTAGCCGGTGCTGATGCCGGCTCTGTTACTGGCGCTTTTGCCGGTACAGTTTCACCGAGTAGCATTGTAATCATTTCCGGTGTCAATTCCTGGCCGTTTTTGCGAGCCATTGCTTGCAACCGCCTGATGGTATCACGGCGGAATTGCTCCGGATTATCGAGTAATTCTTCGTCGATGGTTTTCTTGAAATCGCCGTTTACATCGACGCGAACGCTTGGATCATTCTCACCGCGCGGTGGGAAATTGTACGGCTTGCCTTTTCCCTTACCGGATGCACTGACGCGGATACGTTGTCCGATTCGTACGGCGACTTGTTTTGCCGCGGCTTGTAACAGTTCTTCTTGCGAATTGAAAACGACGTCGATTTTGTACGTTTTCTCGATTTCGTTTACGGTGCAAGTAAACGTGTAATCAGTCACGGTCAGACCATCGAATTTTGGCTGTACTGCCATGATTCGCTCCTATGCGGTGTAGTGACTCGGCACTACCAAACCGCACTATAGGATTATGTGAAAGAACTATATTGGGCGGGTTATCCGCCCACTTATAATATACGTCGTCCGGAGCGATTTGTCAAGTCGATAGATTCGGCGCGATGGGGGGTTTTCGTTTCGCGCGCCCTGGGAAACCGTACTTCACACTCCGCATAAATTTAACCGATGAGTATAAAATAAACCTAAATTGCTCCTTGACACCAACCGAAAAATCCGCTATTTTCTTCCTTATATATCGCGCAAATTGCTCCGTGGAGCGTTGTTTTCCGTTCCAGCGAACCGTTTTAATAAACCGCTGAACTGTTGTACCGAACGGTAAAACTACACGGAGTACTGTCAGTGGCCCGAACTTCCCGACTCTCCCAAAGCGATAAGTGTTTCATTTACCGCTTTTATGAACACTGGGATATTCCGGTAGGAACGCTCGCATCAATGTTCCATATCGGAATAGTCTACGTGTATAAAATCGTACAAGCACGCCGGCCTAAATGTTCTCGGTGCGAAGCAACCTGTTCCATTCCGATTAAACGTCGTATCGAAGAACTCCGGTTTTATTCTGATGTGCAAGCACGCCGAAACTTTAATTTAAACTGTAACTGTTCACATGCTCGGGCACTCCACCCGGAGAACTCATAATGGAATTTGACCGCCGCTTTACCGACAAACGTTCGTACAATATAAAACAACTTTGGTCCAAACATCACGAAATTATCCGCCGCGTTGCTATCGGTCACTCAAACGGGCAAATAGCTGCCGCTCTTGGCGTTACTCCACAAACCGTTTCAAATGTCCGAAACTCTCCGGTTGCTCGCGTTAAACTTATGGAACTGCAATCGCAACTCGACGAAACGCTTATTGAAGTCCAGAACCGCATCCGTTCTGTTGCGCCAACTGCACAAAACTTACTCGAAGATATTATCACCGGTTCTGTTCCGGCTCATATTTCGCTACGTGCAAAGTATGCTTCGGAGTTACTAAACCGTGCCGGTCTGAGTCCTGTGCATCGCATAGCTTCTGTTTCGACCACTTTAACCCGCGACGATATCGAATCAATTAAACGCCGAGCAATTGATGCGGCAGAAGCGCATAACGCAATAGCACCGGAATATAAGCAATTATAGCACATTTCCTCATTTCTGTAAAGAGGAAACTTATGACCGAACCACAACCGGAACAATCTATAAATACCGGCACATCGAAACTTTCACTGTTATGGTATTTTGCCGAAAAATCTACACCAATTACCGCTTTCGTTATTGTTCTTCTCGGTGCTGTTATGTTCCGGCATTTACTCGGGCAAATAAGTGATGCTAGGGCGGTAAATACCGAACTTTTTAAGCAACTTATCGCCGCGAAAGACATTCAAATTGTTCAAGCGAAAGAGCATACCGGCACGATGCTAGATGCGATACAGCGGTGTAATTTTTATCACGAACATTCCGTCAAATGAAAATAATTTTGGGCAAACGAAGCGGACTCTTGACGGAACGCAAAGCACATGGCCACTGTTCCGGCTGGCAAGCCAGGGCTTTTCTGGCTTGCCCATTCTTGTTCCGGCCATGTGCAGTGGAGTCAAGAGAGAAAAGCGCAGTGCGGGAACCAAAATTATTTTCATATATCCGTAAATGGAAAGTCTAATGGAATCAACAATCACCGATAATTCAATCGAAACTGTCCTGGCGCAATGTTACCGAAGCTTAGCCGTTTTCGATAAAACCTTTTTGCCCGCCGCTTTCGATAAATCGTTCTCCCGTTTACATTATGAAATACTTTCCGCTCTCGATTCTCCGCATCAGAAAATTGCAATAGCCGCTCCTCGTGGCCTCGGTAAAACAACCATAGCGAAATCGCTCGTTATGCGGTCCATTCTCTTCCGCGATTACGAATTTATTCCATACGTTTCTAACTCCGAATCTGTTGCGCTTATGCAAACCGAGAATATTAAACGGGAACTCCGCTCCAATTCTGAAATCCGCAAATTCTTCGGAGATATTGCAATTAATACCGATGATCCCGGCATAGATGAATCATTCTCAAAACATGCATGGGTCGCTTTCGGCAATACATTAGTATTACCGCGTGGTTACGGTCAGCAAATCCGCGGCCTTCTTTTTAAGAATCACCGACCGCAACTTATTATTGTCGATGATTTGGAGCGCCGGGAAGATTTAGCAAATCCCGAAACGCGGACGAAAATTAAAGAGTGGTTTTTTGCCGATCTCGTCAAATGTATCGACCAATATTCCCGTAAGTGGCGGATCATTTACATTGATACACTGAAACATTCCGAATCGCTTTTGCAAACATTACTCGACGCACCTGACTGGAAATCTATCCGGCTTGAATTGTGCGATGATGAGTACAATTCAAATGTACCGGAATTTATGTCCACTGAAGAACTCCGTGCAGAAGCTGAAGCGCACCGTGCGAAAGGTATGCTGTCGGTGTTTTACATGGAGTACCGGAATATTATCTCCGCAAAAGAGGATATGGCATTTTCTCCCGATTATTTCCGGTACTATGATGAAGAAACGCTCGACCGTAAAGAACTGGAAAATGTCATTATCGTTGATCCGGCAAAAACCGCCAATCTTCATTCCGCAGATTCCGCAATCGTCGGCATTGGTATTAATTATCGCACCGGCTCAATTTATATCCGCGACATTGTCTCCGGCAAATTTCACCCGAATGAACTGTACGACGAAATGTTCGCTATGCGGTCCCGGCTTTCCGCTCATGTCATTGGCGTAGAAGTAACCGGTCTTGAAGAATTTATTCGCCAGCCGATTGAAAATGAAATGCAACGCCGCGGTCCTTCCGCAACTGCCGAACTGATCTGGCTCAAAGCTCGGGGCGGTTCGCCGGAAGGAGAGAAAGGTAAACTCCGCCGTATAGGTATGCTTGTTCCGTATTACCGACAAGGTTTTATCTATCATAACCGGAACTGTTGCACTAAACTTGAATCGCAACTTCTCAAATTTACTACCTCCGGTTTAGTTGATGTTGCTGATGCCGTATCGTATATCATAGAAATGCTCGATCTCGGCAACCGTTATTTTACTTCACCGGAAGAAAATCTCGATGATGTTGAGTCGGAATATGAAAATATCGAGTACGATGATCCGCTAGATGAATTTGAGTATGTCCGAATATAGGCCCCATGCTTAAAACTTTTAAGGATGGTAGAATGACGGTCCGTAAAGTGTGGGTAGGTAGTGTCGGCCCGTATCTCTACGATGACACCGATCTTATAAACGATTCAGACGGTGATATAGCTGGTATGTCATTTGCCGCACTTTCTACAACCGGCCAGCTTCATGTAGAAGAACCGCCTACTGAAAGCGATAACGTGCTCCGGCAAATGGATGTCGGTTCAGCAGCGTTTCAAACTTACACCGAAGGAACATTTGTGCTTACTGCCGTCGGTTATACCACAACTGTAACGGTAACAGCACGCTATGCAAAAATCGGTAAACTTGTGACCTTAACATTTCCGACAATAACCGGCACATCAAACTCAACCAACTTTTCTGCTACCGGTATGCCGGCCAGTTTGTTTCCAATAATTTCGCCAATAATGCCGGTTAATGGTTTCGATAATGCAGTGCTAGGTGTAAAAACAATGTTAGTTACTGTAACCGGCACATTATTATTTCAAAATGTTCTCGGCTCAAATGCATCATGGACCGCCAGTGGCACGAAAGGGATTTACGCTAATACCGTTTCATATATTACCGTGTAACATAAAACAATTTTGGGGGAGCGCCATGCACCGCATACTGTTGACACGGAGAAATCTTCGCGAGCGCCACTGTTCCGGGCGGAACGCCAGTTCTTCTGGCGTTCGCGCTTCTGTCCCGGCGCGAGCTTCGGAGTGTCAATAGTATGCTATGGCGCGAAGGAACCAAAATTGTTTTATGGAGAATTGTATGGAAACAACCGATTATTACTTAGAAATACTCCGAGAAATAGACCGTTCTAATATTATCGTTACCGATTGGGAAGCCGGCTTTATTGAGTCATTGCTCAAACGTAATCCGGCCCGTTTATCCGATAAGCAAATTGCGATAATCAACCGGATGAAAGATGCATATTTAACCGAACAAAAACAGCTGGAACTGCAAATGTTTGATGATCCGGCCGGTGACGACATTCCATACTAAGGACCGAAAATGCCATACAATGTAATTAATCCAGATTATCCGGTAGATATGTCCACGTCATTAGCCGGAGCAAATTACAGTTACGACTACCCGGACGGGTTAAACTTAAAGCCCGGCTCCGACTTACATCAAAAAATTCTTACTCGGTTAAATCAATATGCTTTTGCGTCATCTGTTGTTATCCGAGAGCGACATAACTCCTGGAATGAAATTGATAACAAACTCCGCGCATTTATTCCGACAAGTGAGGCGGAAAAACGTGTGCAGAAAAAAGATCCTCGCCGGCCTGTTTCTATTGTATTTCCTTACACTTACGCTATACTCGAAACTCTTGTGGCGTATATGGTGTCGGCATTTACACCGGAACCAATATTTCGGTACGAAGGTGTTTCTCCTTCTGATGTTGCTGGATCAATTCTTTTGGAACGGCTTATTAACGTGCATTGCCAGCGGAATAAAGCCGCCGTCAATTTGCACACGTTCTTCCGTGATGCTGGTGCATACGGTTTTGGCGCGGTATCGCCGTACTGGGAAGTAAAAACCGGCATTCGTGATATTCGTTCACCGATTTATTCTTTTGATAGTTCCGGCAATCGTTCGGTAATTGATTATGAACGATTAACCCGCGAACAGATTATTTTTGAAGGAAACGCACTCCAGAATATTGATCCGTACTTTTATCTCCCGGACCCAAACGTTCCGATAAATGATGTGCAAAAAGGGGAATTTGTCGGTTGGTTAGATACCGACAATTTTATGAACTTGCTTTCCGAAGAACAGACCGATGATTCAATGTTTAATGTCCGGTATCTTCGCCACATGGGTAAACGGTATTCCGCAGTATTCGGTCGTGATAAAGGACAAAAGCGCCGGAGACTTTCCGCCACGCGAGTAACGAGCAATCAGCACGCAATTATTGATCCGCTCGATATTCTGAATATGTACGTAAAGCTTATACCTAAAGATTGGAACATTGGCTCGTCAGACGTGCCGGAAAAATGGCTGTTTACCGTGGCGGCGGATTCAGTTATTATTCGTATGAAGCCGCTCCAGCTTAATCATAATATGTTCCCGGTTTGTCTTGCCGCACCAGATTTCGATGGATATTCGCCGGTTGCGTATTCGCGCCTTGAAATTTTATCCGGTATGCAAGTCGTTATAGACTGGCTTTTCAATTCGCATATTGCTAATGTCCGAAAAGCGATAAATGATGTTCTGATTGTTGATCCGTACTTACTGAACATTAATGATTTACGGGAACCTGGCGCTGGCGGAATTGTCCGATTACGACGACCGGCCTGGGGACGTGGTGTTGAAAATGCTGTGATGCAACTCGCAATTACCGATATAACACAACGGAACTTACAAGATGTCGCTTACGTTATCCAATACATGCAACAAATATCCGGTATTGATAATCCGACTATGGGTGCTCTCCGCTCTGGTGGGCCGGAGCGATTAACCGCCAGTGAGTATCAAGGGACAGCTCGCGGAGCAATTTCGCGGCTTGAACGGGTTGCAAAAATTACCGGTTCTCAAGGAATGCAAGACATCGGATATATGTTCGCGTACAATGCACAACAATTAATGTCCGAAGCAACTTGGGTACGAACGATCGGAGAATGGCCGGATGTTATCAAAGCGCAATTTGATATTCAAGATAACCGTGTTAGAATTACTCCGTTTGATATTCTGGTTGATTATGATTTGCTTATACGGGACGGTTCAATACCTGGCGGTAACTTTTCGGATAACTGGGTACAAATCTTTCAAGCGGTATCATCAAATCCGGCATTAATGCAGCGCATTGATGTATTTCGGCTTTTCAAGTACATCGCAACACAGCTCGGTGCAAAAAATGTCGATGATTTTGAAATACGACCGCAAGTTCAACCGGATGAAGTTGTCATGAACGAAGTGCAAAACGGTAATCTTGTTGCGGTAGAGGAGCTGCAAAATTATGCCGTACAATAAGCCGGTTCAGCAACGGCTAGCAACACTTCAACAGTTCCGCGATTTTCGTGATTCAGCGATATACCGTGATATAGAAGCGGAAATATATCTCTGGTTGGAGGATATAGCCGGACAATTAGAAACCGTAACAAATTACGATGAACTTATGCGGTTACAAGGTAGTGCACGAGCGTGCCGTAATTTTCTGAATCTCATCAATATCATTATCACTCAATTAGAAACGGAACAAGAATAATGGAAACACCGCAATTTGATCTGAACGATGTTATTACCGGTTTAGGTGCGGAAATAGAAACGCCAAGTGAAGAACCGACTGAAGCACCGGCAGAACCTGCTCCGCAACCTGAACCGACTGAAGAACCGGTTGAAGAACCGGATCAACAACAGGCACTCTTGAATCGGATAGAACAGCTTACAGAGGAACGTTTACGCTCGGAAGATACACCGATAACTGATCCGACCCAAGTTGAACCGCAATCTGTCGAACATAATTATCTCGAAGGACTCGATATCGACGAAGTACTCGGACACTCCGATAATCTTAACAAGCTCCTTCTTGCGGTGCATAATAAAGTTCTCTCCGATGCGTCGCGTATTACAGCCGAAAATATCATGCGGTCTCTTCCGCGGGTCATTTCGCAATATGTCAGTAATCATATGACAATGGCGGAAATGGTTCGAGAATTTTATGAAGCGAATCCGGATCTTAAAGCGGTAAAACGCACCGTTGCTGCTGTAGCGAATGAAATTGCCGGAAATGAGCCGGGACTTCCTACCGCAGAACTTTTTAAAAAAGCCGGAGAAAAAACGCGGGAAGTTTTGAAACTGAAAAAGATTACGCCATCTCCGCAAAGAATGACACCGCGAACAAACCCTGCTTTTGCTCGGCAAAAAGGACGGGCAATAGTGCCGGAACTAACTGGTATTGAAAAGGAAATAGACGAGTTAATTATGCGGTAAATTTATTACGGAGGAGTTTTAAATGAGCGGAATAACTGATCTTGTTACCGCACTTGAAGAAGTTTTAGCACCGCGCTTAATGATAGCGAAAGCGAGTGCCGGTGTAT